TATCCTCCCATTCTCATGGAGATGTTCTCTGCTGACATCCTAGCTCAGTTGCCTGACGGTACTGTTGCCGAGATCAGACATTTCATTGATCAGGTAGATGAGATTAAGGCTGGGCTCAAAGCAGTTCAGCAAATGCCCCAGCGCAACATGTGGGTGCGGGGATTTCTTCAGAAGGCAAAAGAACAGAAAGCTCTTGAAGATCAAGAACAGTCCAGTGTTGAATCTGAAACTGGAGAAACTAATGACGATCAAGGTGGGAACTAACCATGTTTGATATGTATGAATTGATGTCTCGTCACGTTTCTAATAGCAGTGAATCTGCTGTGCTTTCTAGAGAAGAGGTAGTTGGTTACGTTACATGGCTATGTGACAATGCCGACTATGTGAATGGATTGACGTTAGCAGGCAAGCCGATTATCTGTGGCATACCAGAGACAGGGGAAGCCAATGACCATCCAGATCAGAGCTAACCATGGGACCATACGTTGCTTGTATCCTTTTGTTCCTGTTGTTATGTTCTTTGCCAACCTTGATCTTTGCACCTTACCTAATGTTAGTTCTCTTGGTTATGCTTATAGCCACACACCTTATCTGGGGTTAGTAAGAAGCATCTCATAGTAATAGAAAAAGGCCCCTTCGTTAGTTGGGGCCTTTCCTTTATCTACAGATCAGAGCTTATCGCTTGTTCTGCTTGTACCACTGCATCGCTTCAAAGGGACTGAGACCCTTAGGAGGCTTAGTAGCTCCCACATTAGAAGAGCTTGCGGTCTTCATGATCTCTTGGCGGATACCAACCTTCTTCTCCTTATCAGCTATCTTCTGCTTTCCAGCTACAGCAGCAGCTTCGTCAGAAAGCTGCCCTTTAACCATCCAGTAGGCTGTCTCCAAATCCATGTCTGGTCGGGTAGAGATAAGAGGAATAAGCTTAGCCTTGAATGCATCGCTCTTCATATCAGGGTGGTCTGCGATGAATCGCTCTGCCTGCATCACTGCTTGCTGCTCCTTAATCTGTGACTGCATAGGCTTGAGCATAGCCTCAAGCTTCTTAGCTGTCTCAATCTCAATGATCTGTGCTAGCTGATCTGCATCATAAGGGTCAAGCTGACTACGATCCTTAGCCGCTGTCTCTTGAACCTGACGTGCGAAATCACCTGAATACAGTGCCTCCTTCTCACGAGCTACTGCTTCCCTCTCTTCCTGCAGAGCACGCTTGGCTTCAGCTAATGCCTGTGTCTGACGGGTATATGAAGCTCTTAGGTTGCTAACGAGCTTACGTCCTTCCTCTGTAGTCTGACCAAGCAGAATCTCTTTGTAAGGCTTCAGGCCCTTATGCTCTTGCGACATGACTGCCGCAAGCTTAGGATCATCATTGAAATCCATGGACATGAAATCGTCGATACTAACCGTATCGACACCGGATGTATTTGCAGTCTCTGGTGTCTCAACAGTAGTTGTTCCTGTTGCCCCAGAGGTGTTGTCAGGGCTGTTTGCCCCACCAGTCTCTTGTGACATTTGTATCTCCAATAGTTATTTAACTAGCTTGCTACCAATTAGCTTTGTGAATTCATCATCTGACATCGGAGCACCAAGCTCCGTGTCCATCTCACTGACATCCTCAACAGATTCATCAGCATTCGTTTCAGGCGTCTCTGCACTGAGAAGCCAATCCTTGAAATCGCGATCCTTAGCAAGAGAGCTAAGCTTCGATGCCAAGATAACCAACCCACGATCATCATTGATGGTCTCAAGACTAAGAGGGCTAAGCTTAAGCTTCTCCTTCATAGCATCCTGAACAGCACTATCTGTCATCAACAGGATCTTAGTGAATTCTGTAGGAAGAACAGTAGCTGGCTCGGTGAAGGTAGGGTAGATTTCCTTGATACCAAATGCAGGGGCAAGACTATTCCAGCCATCCACTAAGCGGTTCAAAGCCTGTACACTAAATTCCTTCTTGGCCTTAGGGGCCAAGCTCATAAGCATCTTGTCATCTTCGGCCTGCATCTGGAGGGCACGATCTCCTAGTTCTTTATCCAACATTAGATTAGCTCCTTGGCTTCTGTAGCCTTAGTCATTGAGAGAATGGGGTCTTGGGTTTCCTTCATGACAGTCTGATAGGTTGCCATGTAGTTGTCGTTAGCTTTCTCTGCACGCTTCTGACGATCGAAATGAGCATCAACTGCGGCATCACCACCAACATCATCAAGATGTACAACACCCTTAGCCTTCATCAGAGCATCACGCTCCATACTATTCCTATATGATCCACCGAGAGATGCATCGTAGTGTCCATTGACACCACCCATAGAGCAGTCACCCCAACGAGCAGAGGTCCTTGCTACCAACGAGGGGAGCTTCTTGCGAGGCGCTCCACATGGACAATCAGGTACGGGTTCAGTAGGCTTGAGAAGAATCTCTTGTGTGTGTTTGCTTTCACACTGTACGTCAAATAGTGGAATGGTACACCTTCCTTATCTTGGTTGGTTAGGATCTACAGGCAATGGTAGCTGTTGCCCAGCAAGGGCATCAGCAGGCGCTGCTACAGGTTCTGGAGGGGGTAGCTTGAGCATACCCTCGGGTAGATCGAAGAGGGCTCCAAGGTGCTGTAGGATGCTCTCCTTAGTGGCACCAAGGCTCACCAATGATGGCATGAGCGAAAGGAATTCTTGCTTCTTAGTCTGAGCAGCCAAAGGTGCTGACCCTTGGTCAACTGCAACGATCTTGAATTTACCTTCCAGGTCACTGCTCTTAAGGATATGCAGATCATTGTTGATTGTAAGAACAACACGCTCGTCCTCGTCCTCAAGGAAGATCTGAATGAGACGGATGTAGATAGCAGCAATCTGCTCAATGGCAGCGTCACGGACGCGAGCCATCTTACCAATCTCAGAAGAGGTGTACTGAGCCAGAGCGTTAATCTCTGTAGCAGTAGCGTTGGTAGCTAAGCCCTTAGCAAATGGGGCAAGAACAGATGCCCTCTGAAGATCAGCCTCTACCTGCTGGAGATAGATCTGATGGTTAGTTGACATAGTGAGGTTAGGCACTACAGTCATGATGGAACCACTGACGCCCTTCTCATGTGGGATGAAGCTATTGTCCAGACCAGCCTCTAGCTTAGAAAGAGATTCCTCATCGAATGCTCCCTTAGGGTAGACAATCTGGCGCGTATCTCTACGGATGCTCTGAGCCCAGTGTGAACGCAATAGATTCTTCTCACGGATCTGGTCGTAGATCTTCTTCAATGTAGAGAAGCCCTTTAGTGGCTGCTCTGGATGGGTACAAAGGTAGAGCGGTACAATGGGGATAACGTAATCTCCTTCAAGGTCAGTAAGCGGGATCTCACCTTCCTCAAGGATATCTCCATTCTTGTAGTTAGGAGACCAGAAGATTCTCTTACCTTCAATGAGGTCATAGAATTCTACAAGCCTAATGTATTGGTATTCCTCGGGAACATCAGCTACATGCATGACCCTGGTATCAGTGAAATAATCCTTGATCTGCTCTGGCTTGAAATCCTTGTTACCAAACTGAAGCTGTGCTTTCTTGATAGGCATCCAGCAGATGTGTCCTACCCAACGTTGACTGTCCCAATCAGGGGCAGTCATATCAAGGATTACCTCCCATGGGTTTAGAGACAACAGGGTGAAATTATCAAGAACACTGCTGTGGGTCTTAGCAGCAGGAAGGATCTTGAAGAAGCTCATAGGGAAGATAAGGGAGAGACGTGCCGCACGGGTCAGTGTCTCTTGCTGGTTAAACAGAAAGCGATTAGCAATCGCTTCAGCTACAGCCTCATTACCAGTGTTAGCCTTGATGTCCTGTACTGCTCGTACAGCAGGAGCCTTACTGAAGAGGGACGCGATGTATCCTTCAACGAAACTATTAGCATCAGCTACCTGGATAGAGAGATCATCGTTCTTTCTGAAACCTTCACTGTGGAAGAAATCAATATTGTAGATGTCACGGTATCTTTCGAGATCAGGTCTTGCCTGTTCCCAGTATGTCTTGTGGCTGCTGTAGATAGATTCAATCAGTTTGGATCTGCTAGATTTGGTTGACATATTCTGTCTCCTTAGAATTTACGAGAAATGTTAGGTCCAAAAGGATTGGCCTTTCGTTTATTGGATTGATTTGTGTTGCGCTTGAACTGCTGGTAAGCATTCAATGGTTCTTGTACGTCTTGCAAACACTGCCATGCAAGACCTGTACTGATGATGTTGTCTCCGTGGCCAGTAGAGCCACGGACAGCTTCTGGAGCCAACCCCTTATCATTGAGCACAAGGGCTTTGATTTCAGATACAGTGATGTAGTCAAGCTTGTAGAGACGACCCTTACGGATAGCCTCCTTTAGATCCTCATGCATCAATAGCTTGCTCTTGGTTGTAGTGATCCAGTTCTTACCTTCAGAATCAAACCACAGGTTATTGAACCCAAGGTTGCGTAGTTCATTCAATACAGGCAATCCCCAGTTGTTCTCTTCAATGAGGGTCAGAGCATCGTTGTAGAGCGTAGAGATGGTTTGAATCTTGAGAGCCAATGCTGGCGGCGTAATCTCATTAGACCTGTAGATGTACACAGGCTGTTCAGTCTTCTTAGACAGCACAGTGATGACGCTGTAGTCTTGTCCTCTACCTGATGCAACGTCTACACCAATACCATATTTGTCCTTGGGATCTGGTTGCTCAATGTAGTGCTCTTCCACATTGATGGGAAGGGTAAACACATCAACGTTCTCAAGGTCTTCATTCGTATAGTAGCAGTCGCCCTTCTGGGCGAACACATCATCTAAGCAGGCTGGGTATTCTGTATTGAATTTGGAGATACCAATCTCTTGGATCTTCAAGCGACGCCAATAGATCTGTAGATCATTTAGCTCATAGGAGGCAGCGAGCTTCTCTTCAAATTCAGTTCTAACGAAATCATCGGGTAGCTCTTTAGCCTTGTATTCATGGTGCTCATGCCACGGGAAGAACAATAGCTTCCAAGAGCCCTGTAGCTCCTTCCTTTGGATCTTATCAACCAACCTATGCATAGGGTCACCATATGCCTTAGCAGTCGATTCTATGATCACCTGACCACCATTGAGCGCAGCTAATGCTGTAGCCAGTAGCTCATCAGGATCCTCGAAGAAGCATAGCTCTGTAATGTGCAGATCGGTTACTGAGAAAGAGCGAAGACCACCATGTCCACCAGCAGTGTGTGAGGATATAGATGCATGTGAATACATGAATTTAAGACCAGTAGACGTACGCTTCTTGAGAGGCTTGCGAAGGACGGTAGGTAGTTTGTCATAGAAGGTGAAATCCTTTAGGGTAATCTCGTTAGCGGATTCTTGCTTGTGAGAGACAACAACACATTTGATGGGATTCTTAGCAGTGTATGCCTTCCAGAAATGGAAGGCCCTAACTACTGTAGTGATACCAAGCTGACGGGCTTTGAGCACAACAACGTTCTCTCCACGCAATAGACATTCGATTACCTGCTTCTGTTCGCTGGTAAGGATTAGCCTACGCATGTTTCCATTCTTATCGACAATCACTAATCTCTCAATGAATGCGAAGCAGTCCAATGCTGCTTTATAGAATGAAGCGAGAATATCGTTAGTTGCTGATGACATCAACAGCCCCACCATTCATGTACTGTAGTAGCTCGGCAAGCAGTTCTTGCTTATCAATCTCAGTAGATGGATTGGATTTCTTCATATCAATGAGAAGCTTGCTGAACCCAGCAAGCGCAGCCTTCATATCCTTTGAGCCAACAGGAGCAAGCTTAAGCTCCAATACAAAGAGGTTGCATACTAGCCATAGAGCTTCGTCAACATCCTTGCCTTCGATGCTCTTAACGATCTTGTTGCAGATACGTTCCTTAGCTACCTGTCTCTTAGCCTTAGTAACTGCTGCTTTGTCTTCTTCCATAAAGCCTCCCAACTATCTGTATGTTCTTAGTTATCTGACAGGTCTCTGAGGATAGCTTCACGAAGCTTCTGTAGTGACTGCTGATAGATAGCGAATACCTTAGTGTATGCAATGTTCAGTTCCCTACCAAGGACACGGTAGCTCCTATCCTCAACGTAGTGAGCATAGAAGATATGGTATTCGTAGGGGGTTAGGGTCTTAGAGGTTAGCTCATAGAAATCGAAATCCTTAACCAGCTTCCCATCAACGAACATAGGGTTACTGTCGTTGCCATCAATCATATCGATCATGGCATCTTCAGGTGAGATGTTCTCAAGGAGGTCGTCAAGGAACCAATCGTTCTCAATCTGAACATGCTTCTTAGATAGTTCAATCTCAACAGGAAGGCCCCTTCCCAAATTTGGACAGCCAGAATAGTAATGATCACGTACAAACATTAGAAAATCTCCACAAAGGTAAGGTAAGGTGAACGCTGCTTGATGAAGCGTAGATATTGTTCTGAAGAAGGATGGGGGTATCTGGTGAAAGAGAAACCTTCTGGTGTCTTGTAGAAGGTGAACAGTAGTTGCTCATTGAATGAGACATCAACGCGTGGCTTACGACCACGCTTAGTGATAGACAATGTGAATGGGGTATTACATAGAGCAAGACAAAAGATCTCAAACATTAGAATGCCCTGAGGTCAAGGACCTTGATGCAACCAGCTTCCTCACAGTTCCAGTCAATCTTGAGACCCCATGAGCAGAGCTTGTTAGTCTTACCATACTGACCAGTACCGACACCGCTCGGTACCTGACGGGCCTCATTCTTGTTGACATAGCTACGAAGCTTCTGGACATCATAGATGTAAGCCTTACGCTGAGCAGTGTTGAAGATGATAAGGAAATCAAGAGCTTCAGTAGTACGCCATTCAGGCATCTTGTTCATCTCATGATCAGCATAGGTTTCGAGCAACCATGTATTGTACATGAATCCACTACTAGCTTTCCCTGCATTGCTCTTCATTTCTACAGTAAACACAGTGTCTGGGTTGTTATTGAATACGATCTCAAGATCGTAACCCTTGGTATTCTTACCAGGTAGTTCAGTAATAACTGCGCGATCTGTGTAGTAGTTCTTAAGAGCAGCAATAGCTACATTGTGCTTGCTGTTTTCGGTATTGAAATTGACTGGAATGTACATAAGAAAACCCCGTGAGATATAAATATCATACGGGGTGTTCTCTGTATTTACAAGCAAATGAATAAATATTCTGTAAGATTATTTACGTTCCTTCAACATGTCATCAATATCATCATCGATACGCTCAACCTTGTCAAAGACGGATTCAACCTTGTTAGCAAGATCCTGCACCTCTTCAACCAAATCATCCACCTTAGCATTCATTAGGGTCTGTCCGCTTGTTAGCGTACTGATAGCAGCTTGGAATGTTTCACGGTCAGCCTTATGCTCTGACATCAAGACATTGATATTGTCTTGAGATTCAGTAAAGCGCTTCTCCACTGAAGGTAGAAGATGCTTAACAGTGACATAGCCACAGAAGCTTAGAGCTAAGAAGCATACAACGATAGCCCCACCAGGGCCTACGACTATAGGGAGGACTGTTTGTAATCCAGAGACGATGGCTGTAACAGTTGCAGGATCCATGTTACACCCCGAAGAGCTTGATTACACGACCCGCAGTACCTGCTGTACCAGCAGCGGCACCTGTACCAAATGGGTTTCCACCCGCTCCACCACCTGCAACGATAGTACCTTCTACCATGCAGCGAGCAGCAGCGATCCAGATCCATCCACCTGCTCCACCACCACCCCCGCCAGCCTTACCATCACCAGTGCCAGTAGCAGCAGCACCATTACCACCACGAGCAGAGATCACACCATTGTTGATGAGAATCTTACAAGAGATGAGAACGAAGCCACCACCGCCTCCGCCTCCACCAGAGATGGCAGTACCGGAACCAGTGTTACATCCACCAGAACCACCACCAGCTCCAGCATTTGCAGGGATTAGAAGGTTAGCGTTGAAGAGACGCTTGTTCATACCGAAGACAAGATCATCAATGTCACCAGCAGCAGCACCAGGAGCAGTGCTAGTAGATCCAGTACCACCAGCATTACCACCATCAGCTAATCCACCGTTACCAGAACCGCTCTTAGCTACGTTTGTACCACCAGAACCAGCACCGTTTGAACCGTTACCAGTGGTATTCCTACCAGCAGCACCAGCTCCAGTCTGTCCGTTTAGTGTACCTGCTGCGGCGATTGCCGCACCAGCAGTGCTTCCAACAGCATCAGCGCCATTGTGATTGATAGTACCGTTGTTGATAAGGGTGCCCTTAGCGTGAATGCAAAATGATGCAGTCTTGATACTAACACCAGCATTCACAGTCATGTTGTCAGGATGAAGATCCTTGTTGAGCGTATAGATATTACCCGCTGGGGTAAGCCCAGCTACTACAGACGAACCATCAAATACGAGATCCCCATCTGAACCACCAGAGGGAACAGGTGCAAACAGCACCGTTCTGAAATTGTAAGGATGTGCCATGGGTAACCTCTTAGTACACTGTTAGGAAGATGGAATAGGTGAAGCTATTGTTTGCACCCGCATCAGGCTTGAAGAGAAGATAGAGATTACCAGTGTCATCCGTAGAGGTATAACCATCGATGTTTGTATCGTCGGTCAATACAGCTACAGCAACTGTAGCTCCAAGGTATTTCTCAGCAGTAGTTCCAGTAGTGAAACCAGTAGCGTTACCAATTGAGGGTGTGTAGTTGGCAGCAGTACCACTGTTGCGCTGGACCATCACACGGTCAATCTTCACTAGACGCTTCTCAGTGTCAATCTTAAGGATAGTTTCGGTTGCGGCTCCGACAGAGGTACTGGTAGAAGCAATCTCTCTCGGCGTTGAGGTTCTCATTGTTGGCATGTTAAAATCTCCAATTAGTTAGTGGATCTTGTCTTGTTGTCAGGACC